CCACGTGCTTCACCTAACATACGTTTGCAATATGCTAATGCATAATCACGCAACCAAGATTTAAGATACGGATCAACAAACAACTGATCTTCATTACGTTCTATGTATACATGTAAAAGAACAGTTTCATCTGCTCTCATTTTTCTTAAAATTTTCAGTTTCTTTGTTACTGGATTCCAAATATATTGAATTTCTGTTGCTGCAATCTTATTCAAAGTTTCACGATATTGTGAAAACATTTCATATGTTGCAATACCACCAATGTGATTGTTCATAAAGAAATATGAATTTGCATATGCTAATTCAAATGGATCCATATCAACACCACCAGATATACCATGACCGAATGAACGATTCCAAATCTGCTTAACTTCAATAATTTCTTCTGGAAGAGAATATTCTGCTACATCTGCTTTTAGTTCTATAGCATAGAAATCTTCTTCTACTGAATTATCCGAACGTTGTCTAATCTTTGAAATAGCAACATCAAGTGCTACATCATAATGTTCTGGATCTAATTCTATGTCAATCATACCGTCACCTAGTAACAGTCTGATGTCTTTGATTACGTCATTTCTGACTTTGTTGCGATTCTTAGGCATTGATAAATCTCCGTTATACAGTATTTATCATTTATACCTTAAATGGAAAACCCACGCTTATTAAGCGTGGGTCAGTAGTGATTATACTATTATGAATTATTCTTCAGCAAAACCTCGAATTTGTGGTAATGTTTCTTCCATATATGTTTTCATTTCATCATAATATGTAAGTACATCAGTTTCATTGTTTGCAACATATGATCTTGCCGCTTCTATATCCGTACTTGAAACTTTTTCATATGAATACTCTACGCCATGATTTGCTGATACCCACTCTCTAAAGTCTGCAATAGCTACCATATATGTGTCAAAATTTCTTTTATTCATAAATTCAAGTGTAATTGCTTGTGTATCTTCAACCTTATTGTGGATTTTAGCATTTGCGAAAACGAATTCTTTTGCAACTTTAGATTTTTTAGAACCTGTTTCAGCAATGTGTTGATCTAGCATATAACGTTGATGTCCTAAAACATCACCTGTATTTGGTGCTGTAATTTCCATGTAATAGAACGTTTTAATTGAATGTGTCATTATGTGTTCTCCCGGGATAATGAGTTAATGTCGGACCGTCGCCCTAACAGTAGTATTTATCAAAAAACACGCAATATCAAAGTTTGATCATTAAAACGTCCATTCATTTTTGTCTCTACACTGTTGACACTTTCAAACTCTTTTTGCAAAGCACGTTTACTAACTTTCTTGAATTTAGAAACTTGTTCTGCTGGTTTGCGCATTGTCTTTTGCACACTCTTACTTTCATCAAACCCAATCAGAGTTGTTCCTTTGAATGAAAGACTACTATGAGCATCTGGATAGTAGATACCAAGTTTACGTGTCCTAGTGTTGTAAGTCATAATCGCTGACGCATCTAAACAATCGATTGGCTTAATAGATACACTTGTAGTTGCCTGATCTTGCTTTGCATATTTAACTTTAGCAACGATCTTATCTTTACTCTGTGGTTTCTTTTTGCGAGGAGTACGATTAACTTTACTCTCTAACATAATCATATCACATGCATCTAAGATACTTCTGTACAATTCATGCACTGCTTTAATCTGTGGCTTCTTTAGATGTGCATATCCTTCTTTGAGTTGCTCATAATCATCTTTCTTAGCTTCATTCATACGCTTAGGAGGATTAAGCAATTCATCATATTCTTTGAATTCTAATTCATAAAATGATTTAATGAATTTTGCATGATTGCCTTTAGCTTCTACTTTACGTAGCATCTTAACAGCATCAAATTTTTTAAGAGTAGCAGGTTTGTAATCAAAATCATCTACAAAACTATCAATTTCAGTTGCCATTTCTGCTGCTTTATCACGTAACAATTGTTGAATACTAGGGCGAGGAATATCTTTCTTCTTTTCTTCTACTCGCTTTTCATGTTTGATTGTAAGTCCACGTTCTATGACTTCTGCAATTTTATTTTTAACATATACATCAGCATCCACCATACTATTTGACGTAATACCCGGTAATGTCTCTAAGTATGCAGGTGTATCTTTATGATTAACAGGCATACCTTTAGTCAATGATCGACAGTATGCACTAACAATAATTGGTATCCAAGTATCAGGGACTGCTTTCACTGCGGCTATTTGTTCTTTTGTATACTCATTATCTTTCATCCAAGTGAGTGTCCAAGGTTTACCATCTTTTGGAGTAAAGAAATAATTGTAGTAAAATCCTGCACGACACCTTTCTCTATAATACTCTTCACCTGTCATGTCTTCAGCATAAGTCCAGTCTGGTTCTGGACCTGTATATTTTTCATCTACGAATTTTGGGGTGCGCGGAGCTTTATTTTTCTTAACGACTTTTGCTCTACTCATTTTTCTCTTTGTTGCCACGGCTGTTAGCCCTCCTATAGAATCTTATTTACGAATCATCATACACTATCTGCAGGAAATGTCAAGTTTTATTTACTTTTTGACAAAATCTGTGTTGGTATCTAATTCTTTAACTCTTGGTATAATGTCTGCTTTTAGTGCATTTATGAGTAATGCACTGCGATATTCGCTTGATTTGTTTGGCATTGTGCTATGTAATGTACGACTATCATACATCAACACATCGCCAGGATTTGCTAAAAATTGCTGTCCTTCTGATAGCAATCTCTCGTTATAATCATCACGGTTGTCTTCTAAATCTTTGTAATTGATTCGCTCTAAACTTGATCCTGGTAGATAAGCAGTACCGCCATTCTCTAAAGTAAACGTATCAAGTGGGATAATGATTTGAACTCCCAAGCATTCCTCGACATATGCAAATTCATCAAAGCGATACGGAGTATCAATATGAGCATAAACTTTATTTGATGATGGTCGAGTTGTAATGCAATCAACTACATGAATGTCCCATTTATTACCATCGAATAATCTATCCACAGTTCCTTTTAGTTTCCAAACAATAGGTTCCCACATTTCTCTTGGAGGTTGAGTAGTCCACCATACATTGTACTCTCTTTCACCATCATGTTCTCCATAATAATTACCGTCTACTGCATTACCACGATGATATCTTTCTGGGTTAGTAGCCCACATTTTAAATTGTGCGATAGTTATTGGGTCGATAACATCACGTAATACAATTGTTCCGTCAGTTGTCATGATTCTTCTCCATACGTTATCTATACTATATGATAAATACAGTAATAAGTCAAGGAAAAAAACGATGCCAAGATTAAGTTTATGGAACCCACGTAAGGGTAATGATTATAAGTTCATCGACAAGATGGTTAAAGCACATTTTGAACATGGAGGTACGTCATTACTAGTACACAAATATATCGGCTCAGTCGATGAGAACGATCCTAACTACGATCCAGCTAATCCACCAATTCAGGATTTGCTGTTCATGGAGAATCGTGATAGAAAATATGAAACAACTGTCTTTGAATTAAGAGGCGCATATACTGTAAGTGATCAAGATTTCGATCTTTCACAGTTCGGCATGTTCTTAGGTTCAGACCAGAATATATTCACTGTGCATATCAATGATATGGTAGAACGTATCGGCAGAAAGTTAATGACAGGTGATGTTATTGAGCTTCCTCATATGAGGGATGATCTATTACTTGACGAAGATGCTGCTGCTGTAAATCAGTATTGGGTTGTACAAGAAGGTTCAAAAGCGAGTGAAGGTTTTGATCCAGGATGGTGGCCTCACATTTGGAGAGTACGTTGTAAGCAACTACAAGACTCACAAGAGTATTCAGATATCTTTGGTACTGGTGAAGAAGCAGATGACTTAAAGAATTTACTATCAACATACAATAAAGAACTTCAAATCAATGATGCGATTGTCGATGAAGCACAACAGAATGTACCTGGAAAGTATTATGATTATAGAAAGAATAATTTACAATATGCAGTACAAGGTGATCATCCAGATGATATAGATTATGCTACTGTAGCTAGTGGAAATACATTCCCAGAGGATCCTGACGAAAACGCATATTTCTTACGAGTAGATTATACTCCTGCTAGATTGTTTCAATATAGAGACAACAAGTGGTTCAAGATTGAAGATGATGACGGTGCATGGGAAGTTGGACATAAATTACATCATCAATTTATCAATAACGATGGTGTATCAATACTTGACGACGGAACAACAATTAACTCACGTGTAAATCTTTCTAAAGCAGTGAAACCTAAGGTAGACGAATAATGAGTGATACAAGACAAATGCATTTTTATGATGAACAAATTAGAAGATATATTCTTCAGTTCATTCGTATGTTTAGTGGCTTTTCTGTAAAAACAGGAAAGAAAATGAATGACGGTGTAAGCGATTACTACATTCGTGTCCCAGCAAGATACGGAGATATCTCTCGTATGGCAGCCACTGTAGTTAAAGGTAATTCTGAAAACATTGTCAACTCAACTCCATTTATCGCATGTTGGGTTCAGAGTTTTCAACCTGATAGATCAAGAGTACAAGAACCGTTCTTCTCAGATAGTGTAAGTGTAAATGAAAGACGGTGGGACCCAGTTGCTGGAAAGTACACAAACGAACAAGGTAACAAATACAGTGTGGGTAGACTTATGCCAGTTCCGTATCTACTGAACATGCAAGTTGATGTTTGGACATCAAACACTGATCAGAAATTACAGTTACTAGAACAGATGTTAGTTCTATTCAATCCAGCACTTGAGATACAACAAAATGATAATCCAATCGATTGGACTACTATTACAACAGTAGAACTTACAGACATTCAATGGTCTAGTAGAGGAATCCCAGCTGGAATAGAAGATCAAATTGATATCGCAAGTCTATTCTTTCAAATTCCGGTATGGATTAATCCTCCTGCTCAAGTGACTAGACAAAATGTTATTAAGAATATTATACACAATATCTATAACTATACTGACTTAGATTCATTAGATTATGATCCAGATGCATTTGAATTCTTCAGAGACTTAACACGTGAAGCTAGTGTTATTGTTACTCCAGGAAATTATGCTATCAATGTTACTGAACAAGACGGTGATATATTAGCAAAAGTATATGAGAATGGTAACTGGGACAATGATACAACTTGGGATACAGTGTTAGAAAATTATGGAACATTACATGACGGCGTGTCACGTATGCGATTGAAATATCACGGAGAAGTAGAAGACTTAAATGCTGATGTAATAGCTACTGTAACACGCACAGACGACCCTACAACGCTTCTACTGAACATAGATAACGATACACTACCAACTAACACAGTAAACAGCATAATTAAAGTAATTAATCCAGGTATATCTAAGCCAGGATTTAACGGACTAGATGTTGCTACTATAGGACAGAGATACTTGTGCTTAGGAGATGTGACTAGTGAATCAGATTGGGGAATCAATATATCAGAAAACGATATCATTGAATACAATGGCTCTGAATGGGTTGTAAGTTTCGATGCAAGTGAATATGCTTTAAGAGCATATGTTACAAATTCATATACACAACAACAATTTAAATTTGACAACGGTGTATGGAATGATACATATCAAGGGGTATACGATTCTGGCTACTGGAGACTAGAACTAATACAAGAGGCCGATTAATGCTTAAAGCAGCAGGCGGTTGCATTGTAGCCAAAGATACTAAAAGAATTCTATTACAACAACGTTCTTCTAAAAGTTCATATCCAAGACATTGGGGATTTTGGGGAGGCAAAGTTGAGGAAGATGAAAATGTTTCACAAGCATTGCTACGTGAACTACGTGAAGAAATAGGATTGAGTATAGAAGAACAAATAATAAAAATATATCCATTAGATCAATATCACTCTAGAGATAAGAAGTTTAGCTATTACACATTTGTTATAATAATAGATAAAGAGTTTCTTCCTGATCTAAATACCGAAAGTGGAGGATATGCTTGGTTAGATAGTGAACACTTTCCTAAGCCAATGCATCCCGGCACCCGAGATACGTTGTTTAAAAAGAAGAAATTAAAGCAGATTAAAAACATTATCCTATCATTATAAATACAGTAGAGGGATTTTAGGAGGCGAAATGTGTCTAACGGTATCATTGACTTTAAAAAGCAAAAGTTCATTCGGGACTGTAAAGAGTACCTAAAAACAGGTATAATTGCAGATAGCCTCCGTATAGGTATCAACAACACAACTCCAGGACACTTAGAATATCTTAAAGCAGGATTAACATTAGACGAAAGAAAAGTAATTGATACTGCAATAGATAGAATTAAAAAGAAGTATACCCGTGACATAACAAATCATCGTCAGAAAATGAACATGGTTGCTATGGCAGCGTTAGAAAATCTAAACACAATAGACAAACGTTTTGAGATCAAAGAGGTAATGGAAAGATATAGAGAAAGTATCAATCCAGTCAAAGCATTATATTATGATTTACAAGAGATTATGTTTTTATACGATGGCAAAACTAGAAAAGAACATCATAAATTCCTAGTCAAACAGTTTAATACACATGCAAGTTTTGAAGAAATACTCCTAGCAGTAGATAGAGACATAGAAGACTTACGTTTATGTAAAGAACAATTGAGAAATGTTAGAGAAGAATATAGCTTACCAGGTTCAAGTGAATACAGTAGACGTGTTATCGATTTACATAATGAAATGGAACAGTGGAAGAAATTGTTTTCAAAGTTTCCAGATTGGATATCTGAAAATAGAACTGATGACACCAAGTCTTGGTTATCTAATACGTTAAATAATTTCTTCAGCCGTGATGATTAAGTCAAGCCTTCATACGCACTAAACATAATTTCTAATTGTGATTTATCAAATTTGATGAATGTATCTGCGTCTAATAATGTTTGAAATTCTTCTAATGTGTCACATTCAAATACAACACAAGGTGCTTGTTTCATTCCAGTTTTATATGCAACTACTGCACTATGATGCCCATCCCATATAATGTATTCACCATCAATTAATGCAACGCAGGTGGGATGATGTACACCTGGATGGAACCCAGATATGATATCCTGTGCATGAGTTGGATCAAAACTTTCTCGTTGCTTATCTGTAATCTTTAGCTTATCAAAATCCACATATTGCATACTATATTTTTTGTTAAGAAGGCTAGGACTTTCATCTATATCAAATCTCGTAAGATTGTCTAAGAATGATTCGGTTTTCAATGCTACAGTTTTTCTACTATTGTAATATCTTATTTCTCTTGTTTCAGTCATAATTATATTTATCCACAAAAAAAGGGAACGTTGCCGCTCCCTTTCTCTGAGTGTTTCTGATAAGAATTACTTACCTACTTTTACTTCTACCATGCCATCTGCTGAATCTGAAATTGCGATACCAACGTATGCTGTCATACGTGGGTCTGCATCTTCGTTCATCCATACAGCCGCTAGACCTGCGATATCTGAAGCAACAAGAATGTCACCTTTTTTCACATCACCTTCAACACGTACTGGTACACGACCTTGTAGTGCGATGAATGGGTGAGTTGCGTCATCACCTGCTTCTGCGTTCATAGCTACAGCTGGCTTGTGTGAAACAACACCTGCTAGTTTGCCTGAACCGTAACCTGCTGCTGCTGTAACTTCTGCGTCACCACCGAAAGCCATTACTGTACCTTCTGCGTATTCTGCGTCTGCTGCATAACGTTCTGCAAGGTCAGCATACTTAGCGTATGTTGCTGTACCGTTAAACGCTGTTGCTGTTACGTTTGCGAATGTTGGTGAATCAGTTGTACGAACATGCTGATTCATTGTATCTGCATAACCGTTATCTGTCCAACGACCATCTAGATCAACTGTTACGTTACCATTTGTACGTGCTAGTGTTAGAACACCATTTGAAGTACTGAATGTAGCGCCAGTTAGATAATTGTCTGAGTTAGCATCTGAAACTGTTACTGATTCTGATGTACCATCACCTTTGTGGATTGTGATTGTATCATTTGAAACTGTAATTGCATCTGTTGCACGTAGTGCTTGTGCTGATGTTTTAGCAACTTTTGCAGCAATGTTAGTAGCTGTTGTTGTTGCGAAGTTTGCATCATCGCCTAGAGCCGCAGCTAGTTCGTTAAGTGTGTTTAACGTAGCTGGTGCTGAGTCTGATAGAGCCGCAATAGATGAATCAACATATGCACGTGTTGAGATACGTGTTTCGTCTACTGTGATTGCATTTGAAGAATCACTGAATGATAGACCTGTTGATGCCATACCACC